CTAGGGCAGGCAAAGCGCACGCGCACAGCAGAAAGCTGAGTGTTGGTGATGGCTCGAACCCAGGGCGTGCCACTCCCATTTAACGTTCGGGAAGTTCATGTTGCCTTGGGGGTCTTGAAGCGGAGTGTTGTCGAGGAAAATATCGCGCGCGGTAGGTGTGCCTTCGAACTCACCTTCGCCAACAGCGATCAGCATCTTTGCCATTGCGACAGAGCGCAGGCTATCCGGTGCCTCGGTTGGTGTTTTCGGCTTATCCGAGCCGCCCTTAGCGCCATACACATCGATTTTCCGTGCTGCACCCATGCTTTTCTCCAGGCAATAAAAAACCGCCTCATGGGCGGTTTTGGTTAAAGAATTTTCAGGAAAAGCTGCAAGATTGGATTTGCCGCGAGCAGGCTTTAACATGCAACGAATTACTCAGTCCAACAAGGAAGTACTCGGTGAACAAAGCAAGTAAATGGATGAGAATTGCACTCTCAGCACCAGTTTATGCCGCGTCAATTTTATTCGGACTCGTAACGGCTAAAATAAGCGTAAGCGCCGTATTGGAATTTTTTACGGGACTTATGACGGCCTATGACATAGGAGTGGCACTGGGCAGTTTGGCTATAGGTTTGGTTACTGCGCTCATTACTGGCGGCCTTTGGATGTTGGGCGGATACGTACGAGGGCAGCCAAAACAGATGAAAGCTGAGGCGTCATAATCGTCCTAAGCCTGGTCTTCTGCGTAGATCTCAGCACTGATAATCGCGCCGCCCCAACGGCGCTCCCCGATGCATAGCGGCACCGGGTTACCCGATGCGGTGGTGTTCTTGGCGCTGCCGAAGGCGTAGCCGGGAGTGTTCTCTGGTGCGGCACTAGTCTTGAGGCCGCCGGCCTGGGGGCTGAGCATTTGAATCACGCCGCCGGCGACAAGTCCGATGCCCGCACCTATGAGCGGAGTACCGAAAGGCGTTGCAGAGAAAATAACACCCACAACAATCAAGATCGCACCGACGATGGTTTGAAGAATACCGCCGCGCTTGCTGCCTACGATCACGGGCGCAATCCGGATGTCTCCGGCACCGTTGTAGCGCAGCTCCTTCTCCCCGATATTGCGCTTATCGCGAAACACCGCGAACTCAAGGCCGCGCGACTTGGCATTCGAAAGAAACCGCTCGAATCCGGGGATCTGCACGCATAGTGCTTTGATCGCCTCCGCCGGCGATTTCACCGCGAGTCTGAAGGACTTTCCGAACTGTCGGAGCTGCCCGTGCAGGCGAATCGTCGTCATGGGTTGGTAGTTGATCGCTGATGCCTGCATCACTTTCTCCGAGCAATAAAAAACCGCCCGGAGGCGGTTTCAAGGTTTCTTGATTCACTTGTAATCGACATAGGGCCCTATGTAGAACCCAGCCATGTCGCCGCTGATACGGTACAGGCTTTCTTTGCCTGGCTGCACCGTTGCTGCGATGGTTCGAATTGCAGCGCCTGCGCACAAGCCAGAGCCAGCCAGGCCTGCGCCGAGATTGGGCGACCCCGGCGGAAGGTAGAATGTGGCCCGCTGACCAGTTCCGATTTTTGCAGCCCTCCGGCCGTCGACATAAACAACGATGTCGCAGCCAGAACCGACCGCGCCGGAGTCGCGCACCACGGTGATTTTTCCGCTCTCGCCAGCTGGTTTGGTCTGGAAGGCATAGACCTCGTCCGACGGTACCGGCTTAGCATCCCGCACCGAGATCGCCGATGAGGCACACCCCGCCAGCATCGCCACCGCTACCGCCGCTATCAAAATCCGCATGCTGTACTCCTATTTACTCGATTACTGGCCGACACCCGCCTGATTAACAGTTCGGTTGAAGTCTAGAAGTGCCTGCCATGCATTCGGTTGGCATCCGAACATATTGTCGCACCAGAGCTTTGCGCCGATCTTGTACTTTCCAGACCCAAGAGCATCCTTTGAAACCTGTGCGGCCAGAGCAGGACTGTTTGGTATGGGATTGTACGTGTCGAAATAATCAGCCCCATAGGTCTGAATCTTTGTGCCGGCATGACTCAAAACCCAGCTACGCGCTGCCGACCACATAACCTGGCACTGATTTTCGCTTGTACACACTGGCGTTGTTCGCTGGGCCTCCGATCGCCAAGCGTCAACCTCTTGGGTGTTAGCGCAGCCAGCCAAAAAAGCGAAACCCATCAAAACAGCTACCGTGCGCACCATCTTTCAACTCCTGTGATTTGTAACGCACTCTAGCACTGCGCCATCACAAGATCGAACCGACCGGAAAACTCCTTAAAAGAATCCTGTCCGGGCATCCAGCGTGGATGGAATGCCAGTAACTGGCTGACTTGCTGCCGTAGTAGCTTTGTGCCTGATTTCTACACAGGGCAGGAAGGAAAATGGCGATCGTAACGGAACAAACGGCGAAGTACGTCTTCCATGAGACGCCAACTATTCTCGGCGGCGGCGACTGGAACGACCTACATCAGATCGGGAGCATAGTTCCAGCCTCGGGCATCTACCGGTGCGAAGGCTGTGGCGATGAAATCACCTCGAACAAAGGTGACAAATTCCCACCGCAAAACCACCACCAACACCCTACCGTGTTCGGTCCTGACGTGAAATGGCGGCTTATCGTCAAAACCCAAACAAAAGCGTAAAGGATTTCCCAGTCCTTCGCCTGCAAGCCCAAGGACTGGGGTTGCGCCAATTTCGGCGCGTTTATGACTTGGAGGGCGCGCCGGGCAACGAATACGAGAATTGGGGCTATAGAGCAGGCCCCAGTGATGAAATGAAACAGGAGATTGGGCAGGTCGTCATTAATCATGCTCTGTGCGACCCACCTCTTCTTGACCTATTCGTGACGCTCTCCGGAGTATCCGCCGCGACTGCATACATCTTGATTCAATCCCTGAACCTGAAAGCCGGAGGCATGACAAAAGCCATCCTCGACATGGCGAAAGCGAAGCAACCGCCAATCAGTTCTGAGCTAAATGCAAGGCTCTCGAAAGCTATCGGCGAATATCGGAAGCTATCGCTATTGCGAAACGAGGTCGCACATTGGCAATGGACACCTTCTCCCGAGGGAGTGCAGGCTGCCCAGGCCACTAACATCATGCGCAGGAATAGCGATGACTCAGCTTTCGCCAAGGAATTCAGCCTTCACAGTCTCAAGCAGCTTTCGGTGGGTTTGATAACAACGTTTTCGGCTTTGAGTTTGTTCGCCGGCCTGATTCAGCATCCTGACATTCCCGAAGATGCTCTCGTAAAGGTTTTTGCCAATCTAGACGCTATTTCGTTCAAGGTGAATGAAGCACTTCTGTCTTTGCCAGAACCTTCGGCTGAAGAACTGCCATAATCCGGAAAACCTCTTCCAACAGGTGAGTGGACATTAACGGATCGTAGAGGCTGTAGACGTATTCCATGGCAGCCTCAGTCATCGCGCTGGTTACGATGACTTGCTCCAATTCCTGAGGCGACCGCTCTGCAAAGCGCGCCAGATTCGCGTGGCTTTGCGCCGTGAGCCAATTTGATAATTCTCTCACGCTCGCCTCCTAAGGCAATGCCGCGTCACGTTGGTTATCTCGCGTCTTTGTGCCTGAGGATCAAGCGCGTTCGATCGTGCCAGGGCCCGCCGTAGACGATGATCTCGGACGGCCTACCGTAAAGGTGGTGTAACAGGAATGGACCAGGGCCGAACGCGCCCGACTTTTCGCCAGGTAACGCCGGATCAATGCCCAGGTAGATCCCGGCATGGTTCGGGTGAACGGTGCGTCCAACCTGCATAACGATCATGTCACCACGCTGCGGTCGGTCGACGCGCACAAACCCGGCGGCCTCGTAGTTCGCCTCGTAAAGGCTGGCGTTCTCCGCGCTCTCCCACCAGCCATCAGTGCGCTGAAAGGCTTCGAATTCCAGACCCCACTCACGGGCATACCAATCAGCGCACACCTGCCAGCAGTCCCAGGCCCCATGTACGAACGGCCGGTTGAGAAGCGGCGTGCTGCCCGTTGGCGTGATCGTGCGCATGTCGCCCTCTGGCCACGACAGGATATGCCAGGGCTGCGCCGTCGCCTCGCACATGGCCAAGTCATGCGGCGACGGCCTGCTGGTGGCGTCCGGGTGCGAGTGAACGATGCCGATCACTTCGCCAAGGTCTTCCGCCGCAGCGTAGTCCTCAGGATCGAGCCGGAACTCTTCGTTCGGCTCCGTGGCGATGTTTCGGCACGGGAAGTACTTCTGCTTGCGACCGATGGCGAGCAGCAGGCCGCAACATTCTTTCGGATACTGGGCCGCCGCGTGCGCCTGGATGGACGCAATGATGTGCTTGCGCATGGTCAGCTCCGGGCTATGAGGGAAACGGCGGGGAATCCACCGAAGGACAGTTCGTTGTTTTCGCCGAAGCGCAGCTTGCAGGACGACAGGCAGCCCTTGCACTGGTCCAGTGCCGGGTCATCCGTGGGGTTGTCCTCGTCGTCGAACATGGCCACGCCGGTATAGCCGCAGTCCGGCCCCCGGTAACCATTGGTCATGGCCCAGTGGCAGAACGTGGTCATCTGCCGCCCGGGCAGGCCGTGGTTATCGATCTCGCCCGGAGAGGACAGCTCCCAGACGACGGCCTCGCCGTCCTCACTGGTTTTCTGGTCGATGTACCAGATCTCCAGCGCCTCCTGCGTCGGGTCGGCGGTCGGGTTGCCCTCGGGGAAGTTGGCTGCGTCCAGGTACTGGGCCAGGGTTTCGCGGACTGTGAGCTTGAACTTGAGCATGTCCTCGAAGGCCAGGCACAGCGCGGTGACGCGCCCGTTGACGTTGCCCGCGGCGAACGTGGGCCGAGAAGCGGTTCCGTCGCTGCTCGAGGAAATACCCTCAATCTGCACCGGCCAGGCTGCGTACTCCTGCCCCTGCCAGATAATAGACTTGGCGGGCAGGTCCTCTTCGGAGCCCTCGTAGGCCAACAATTCCTCCGGCGTATGCGGGATGGCGTGACCGTGGAAGCGCAGGTAGTCCGCGCCGTACTCGGTCCCGTCAATTTCGAACAGGCGAATCTCGCCACCGGGCTCCAGTTTCTGGATGTCCGTGATCAGTGCCATGGGCGGTTATCTCAGGGATTAAAGGTTTGCTGGAAAGTCGCGGTGATGGCGTAGACCTGGCCGCCACGGTGCACTGGCTTGTAGCCGTTGCACTTGTAGAGGCCAAGCTCACCCAGGGGCGGTTCCCAGAGGAAGCCCTTAGCCCCTTTGTGTCGATCGAGGAACGCCATGATCTCTTTGATGCGCGGCTTCAGACCGGTAAACGTCACCGGCCAGGACTGCGACCGGTTGTTGATCCCATCCTCGACCGACTGCTCGTATCCATCTGCGAACTTCTTGGAGCGAACGCGCTGGGCAATATCGCCCTCCGCGCCTTTCTCCGTCGCCCAGGTGAATCGTTCGATAGCCATCATCGCCCCTTGATTGCGTTGTTGATGACGCCGCCCTGGCGCATGTCCCTCGATCGCAGTTCCTGGTATTTCTGCTCTACGAACGTCGCCAGCTCCTTGCCGAAGAGGTCATAGCCAGGTGCATCAGCCGAGGAGGTAGCGTTGCCGTCGCCATCGATATGCACCTCGACATTGATCTGCGTTCCGCCAGCCCCGCCGCCGCCCATGGCCATAACCCCCAGCTTGCCGCTCGACGTCCGGGTCAGGGGCATGATTGCCTCCTCACCAGCTTCACCCATGACTCCGGTTTTGCCATTGGCCATACCGAACGCCGTTGGCTTGCTAACGATGGAGTTCGTAAACGCACCGCCGTCGGCGAACATCTGTACACCGCCCGACCACGCGCCGCCCTTGGCTTGCGGGAAGTAGGTGTTGGAGTAGCCGGCCGATGACGCCCCGAGGTTCGACGACGTGGCACCGGCAGACCCGGCGGCCATGCCATTGCCGCCGCCGGCCGCGCTGCCACCGAAGTAGCTCGCCGCCGCGCCAACCAGACTGCCCAGCAGTGCCGAACTTGCCTGCCGTGTCGCAATGCGCGCCATGTCCGCCAGGATCGATTCGGCGAAGTCCGAGAACGACGCCTTACCGGTCATGGCAAAGTTGACGATGGAATCCTCCATGGAACTGAAGGCGTTGCCGAACAGGCTTTTGGTTTGCCCGGCGATGTTGCGCGCCGAATCCAGGTAGTTATCCCAGGCTGCCGTTGCGCCCTTCGTCCAATCGCCCTGGGCATTTTCCACATCTGCATAGTTCTGCCGGATCTGGTCCGTCGCGGCCTTGTTCGCGTCTGCGAGAGCCTGCGATTTGCGCTTAAACTCTTCCTCCGACATGTTCCGCGATGGGTCGGATTTCTGGTTGGCAAGCTCCAGCGACTGCTGAGCAAACCGGTCCTGCTGGCTGTTCAGTTCGCCGCTGAGCGCGTTCTGGCGGTCACCCTGCCCCACGCCGAGCACTGCGCGCTGGCCTGCCAACTCCAAGGCCCTCTGCTGCTGCCCCAGTGCCTGCACGTATGTGCTGATCGATCGTTCCTGCTTTGCCAGGCGCCCGGTCTCATTGGTAGCGAGCACTTCAAGCTGACTGTCGGCATCCTTCTGCGCCTTGACCATTCCTGCGCGCGCGTCGGCGATCTTCTGGTCCAGCTGGATGCTTTGCGCAGCCGACGTGGACTTCTTGCCCTTGGCGGCCTCAAGCGCTGCAATCTCTGCCTCGTAGGCTGCCGTTGTCTGGTCGAGCTGATTGCCGATCAGAGCCTGGCGCCGCAGCAGATAGTCTTCCTCAGACAGCAGACCGGCCTTCTGCGCCGCTTCCAGTTCCTTCTGGTAGTTCTTGTAGGTATCAGTGATCGCCGCCAGGTCGTTCTTGGCGGTGTTGAAGCTGGTCAGGTCGACCTGGGAACCGGCTGCTTTCGGGTCTTTGAACTTGTCATTGATGTTGGCGATGTTTTTGTCGACTGTGGCCTGAGCCAAGCGCGGGTCGTTCGGCGCTACCTTGCGAATATCGTCGAGTTGCTTTTTATAGTCCTTGAGCGCGTCTGCCCGCTTTTGCTCATTTGTCCAAGATGACTTGGTGAGCGCGTCAACCTTTTGCATCGAGGTGATCGCGGCTTGTTGGGCTTTTGCCTGATCGCCTTCCAGCTTTGCAATTTCAGCCTGTGCCGCCTTCTGGTCCTCAAGCATATTCAAGCGGTTTTGATAGAGATCAATCATCTGCTGCTTGTTTTGGAACAGACCAACGTCGCCGGACTGTGCGCTCGCCAGGTCTCGGCGTGCCTGCTCAATATCTGCGCCAATGTCCGGGCGCCCGATGTTCTTGAGGCTGTCAGCAGCGCGTGCGACCGCGTTGTAGCCTTTCTCCCAGAAGCTCAGGTTCTCCAAAATCTTCGGCGTGCGCTCGTTGATGGCGTCGGCATAGGACTCGGTAGCAAGCTTCACGGCGCCTGCGTGATCACGCTGCTCTTCCAGGGCGGCGATCTGAGAGAAAACCGAGGCGGTTAGGTAGTGGTACTGCTCATTCAGCGCAGCGGATGCCTTGACCGGCTCGTCTGCCAACTTGACGAACTCGGCGACCGTCTCGCTGACGGCTTTACCGGTCGCCTCCTGCATCGAAACGGCGGCCTGGGTGATGCCCGCAAAACTCTCGCCGGCGATCTTGCCGTTATCCGCCAGCATCGCCAGTACCGCAGCGGCCTGGCCTGTGGTGCCCACGGTCGCGCTGACTTGGCGCGCCATGTCGCCCAACTGCCCAGCGCTAACCCCTGCATAGTTGCCGGTAAGGATGAGCGACTTGTTGTAGCTGTCCTGCTCTTCGCTGCCTTTGTGGTAGGCATATGCCAGGCCGCCCACGGCTGCGGTAGCCAGGGCCAGAGGCGCCAGGATGGCGAGCAAGCCCGCAGCACCTGCACCAGCGCCGGCACCCAACTGAGCCACGGCGCGAACTCCGCTACCCCAGTCGCCCGACGACAGCGCGTTACCAAGCTGTACGACGTTTTCCTGTGCCTGGCGGGTGCCGAGGCGCAGCTTGTCGAAACCGGTGGTGGTCTTTTCGAGCTTTCCATAATCCTTGTCGATCTTGGCCAGGGCGCTGTTGTACTGGTCCTGGCTGATTCGACCCTCGTCGAGATGCTTACCCAGTTGCTCGACCTGCGTGTCCAGCTTAGCCAGCGCGGCACGGGCAGGGTCAATAGCCCCCAGCAGGCTGTTGAGGGCCTTCTGCTCGTCCATAGCGGACTTGGCCAAGGCCACCTGCTGCTTGTCGAGCTGTGCCGAGATTTTCGCTGCCTCGGCCTCGCCATAGGCGCCGGTCTTGGTCAGCTTGGCGAGAGCGTCACGCTGCTTTGCCAAGTCCTGGGTAGTTTTAGCGCTGGTGGACAGCGACTTTTCCAGCGCCTGCATTTCGTTCATCAGCGAAACGGCGGACTGCTCGGCCCGGCCGCCGGCCTTCGCCATTTCATCCAGACTCGTTTTAGCCTGGACTGCATCGGCCGAGTCGATCTTGACGCCGAGTTCTGCAATGTTCATCGACTCACCTTGAATAAGTGCCCGTGGTTACGGGCTGTTTTCCCTTTCCTCCGCCATGACGCGCAGGGCTTCGCCTTCCAGCACCTGAAGGTCAGGGAAGATTTCAGCGAGTTTCTTTTTTTTGATGCCGAGGAACCCGGCTACGTCGCGGATGCTGCTGTAGTCGAGACCGATCGCGCCGCCCGTACCTGCACGCCACTGAGTAGACATCCGATTGAATAGAAGGAACGCCAGCCAAAGGCACGGCCAAACCTCGAACTCTTCTTCCATGTCCTCTGCATCCCAGCCGAAAGAAGCGATCTGCTCGGCATCCGGCGGGGACTCATACAGGGCGCGGGCGGCGCGGATCAGTTTCCCGTGCGAGCCTTGGCGTAAGCATCCTGGTAGGCGTCTACGACAGCCTCGGTTGTGCCATTACAGGACGTCACCAGCGCCTTGATACTCTCATCGTCAAACTTGTCATCGAACTCCCAGCCCACAACCAGATCCTTGATTTGCTGAATCTGGTTTTCGGTGTCGACAGCAACGATTTCGGACACAGAAGGCTTTTCGCCGAACTTATCGAGGCCTTCCTTGCGCCGCTGGCTCCACTCGTCGAACAGCGCCGCAAGCTCGATACGGTTTCGATATTTGAAGGTGAAGCCCACCTTCACCGGATCCTGGCCGACTACCGGAACCATCACGGCCCCCAGAAACGTCGGTGATTGGGCAATCTTGAACTTCGCCATGATTAAGCCCCACCGCCCGCAACAACAGGCGCGCGATACGCAGTGATCTCGGCGTTGATGGTGAAGCCAAATGCTACGGCTGCACCTTCGTTACGCACCAGGGTCGGGCTTTTGTTGAAAGAAGCATAACCGGCGTAGTAGATCGTCTTGCCGTTGGGCAGCGACATACGCAGGATGCGCACTTCCTTCTCTCGGTCTGCCTTATCCAATTCGTCATACCAGGCCAAGCTGTCATCATCGGCGAGCTGGAATGAAAACGCCTGAGCGTTTTTAGTGGTGGGGATTTGCTTGTCGCGGCGAGCCTCAAGCGGGGCGTACGTCCAATACTGCTGCTCACCACCGGACATCGAGTTACCGATCACCTGGTTTACCGCGACCCAGCCGGTGACTTTCTTGGCGGTGCCGGCGCTGATGCCGTCAGGGAAAAACGAGGTATTCGAAGTGTCGATACCTTCCAGGGTGAATGCTCCGGCGGCGGCGGCGGCGACACGCACGGCGCGCTCATTGATGTCCTCCCACCCGGAGGTGATAAGCAGGATGTCGCCATTGGCAAAGCCGTTGGCAAGTGCCGTAGCGACTCCTGGGTTGGCATTCGTGATGCTCGCAATCACCTTCGCAGCGGCGAAGCCAGTCGAGAGCGCCAGTGTTGCCCCGTTGGGGAAATAAACAGACATGGGTTTTCCTCTTTGCAGAAATGACAAAACCCGCACTTGGCGGGTTCGGGATTTGCCCAACGGGCGGGTTATGGCGTGGTGTCAGACCGGTAGGAGAAAGACAGCGGGACGGTGTAGGTTGAGTCGCCAGTAATGCCTGGACCGACATCCACCGGAGTCATCGGAGTTACCACGAAACCGTTCTTCACATCACGCACATACAGGGGGAATAGCGCGATGATCTCGGAGGCAATTGGGTTGATCTTGATCTTCCCGGTACCCGCCGGCGCGATGATGCTGACCTGAAACACTCCGGTGTACAGGCGGTGATCACCGCCGAGTGTGTTGCTTGCGGTATCACCAGGAATGGTGAAGGCTCGCAGGTAGGTCTCGCCTTCAGCTGGCGCATAGGCCGTGTTCTCGAAAACGATCTTGAGCTTGTCCGGCCTGGCAGCGTTCCAGGCGATGAGCTTGGCCTCGTAGATCGAGGCGATGATTGCGTGACTCATACCTGGTTGTTCCTGATGGCCTCCAGCACGATTTGCTGGAAGCGGGCCACGGTTACCCTAACCATGCCTCCGGGGGCCTGGGAGGAATGGCCGAACTCCAGCGGAATCGCGTAGGGCAAGTTATTGATGATGTAGGCCATCTGGCCGGCGGTGAAGTCACTCATCGCGGCAACCATTGCAGCAGTGGTTTCGGCGCCGCTCGGGTCAACCTCATCAAAGGTGACGCTCTCTACCACGCCAAGCGATATGTGCCAGTTCGCCCGGAACCGCCCACCGACGTAGTCCCTGCCAGCGACCAAGCCGTTCACATTGAAGTTCTGGTCGCGCTCGGTCTTTGTCAGGGGCTTGGCGTACTTCACACCCTTTCGCAGTTTGCCGGCTTTGGTGAAGTTCGATTCGTTGAGGTTGATGATCGTATTACGGACCGCGACCTTGAAGTCATAGTCGTCGGCCGCCCGGGTGTTCGCCTCACGGTGAGCGACGTTTGCGGCCCAGATCTCCGGGTTACCCACGGGAGACATCCGGATCAGGCTGCTGCCGACCTCGATGATGATCTCGCGAACACTGGCGTCAATGGCTTCACCCGTCTGAGCGGCGAACTCGGCCAGGCTGAGCGCAAAACTGCCGGACTGTCCGGCGCCTGCCCGGCTCACGACCGCACCTGCAACTCATACAGGATCGGCGTACCGGCAGGGTTGACCTCTTTCAGCGGCGGCACGATTGACCAGGTGCGATCCTGAGCAACCACTTTGTCGAGCAGACCAGGCACCCACGCCAATCCCTGCGCGGCGATCTTGAGCTTCTTGTCGCCCTGTTTGATGAGGCTGTTGTTCTGGAATTCTTGGCCAGTGAAGTCGAGCAGGATGCCTTGGGCGGTTTGCTCGACGGTCGCGCTTGGCGACTCGCCGCCAGTCTCTGGGTCGTACTCGCCCAGCTCCGTCTTGCTGATGGTCACGGGCTGGCCGAACTCTGTGATCATCTCCAAAGCCATCACGGCCATTTCGTCGTAGAATCCCATGTTCAACTACTCAAGGATGAATTATGAGTCACATAGAAGAAAGCAAATATCTAAGCGACCTTGCCGACGCGATTGATAAAAAAACTTCAGGTACTGGAAGAGATTTTTACAGCAAATGTGACGCAATAAGCGCGTTCAGACAGATGTTCATCAATGCAGGTTTTGACGAAAACAAATCCAACAAAGTCGCCCGATATATCTTTAATATTTTTGAGCCTGTGCCCATCAAAAAGCTACGAATAGGAGCGCGTGTCTTGGGCCAAGGCTATCAAGCAGTTAAAGATGAGTATCAGGAAGAGTTCGACTTATTGTTGCTACGAGGGGATTGATCACGCCCGCACAGCGAACAGTCCACGTTTTTGGAGATAGTCGGCAAACTGCGTGGCACTCGGCCGGTCGGGTGCCGCCGGCAGCAGTCGGTTGCTGATAGATGGGATCGCTGCGTACTGCCGCGTCACCGCCCCCTCAACACGATCAAGCAACACCGCACCTTTGCGCTTTTCAACAGGGTCGATGTCGTCCTGATGGATCTCGGCGGCCAGGGCCATCTGGCCGTACTGGATCCGCGCCGGCAGGTAGTTGTCCGGCTTGATCTGGCAGTCCAGTTCAACACCCCGACGCGGCCAGGCCAACGCTTGCTCGCTGCTCATCTTGCGGCCTTTCCAGGTTTTGCCATCCATCGCTAAGGCGGCCCGGCGCAGCAGCGCTTCCTGCTCGGGAACACCTGCGGGGATGACCGTGCCGAATTTCACGGCATACATGGCCAGGTCCTCGGCGCTCGCGTAGCTTTCGGCGTCAGGCTTGCCGGTGCCGTCCTCAATGATGAGTGTCATGCGTCAACTCGCTGGAATGGTTTGAGATCGGCCACCGGGTCACCGGCAGCCAGCATTATCAAGCCTTGGGCAGATCAGCGACGAGCTTTTCCAAGGATTCTTTCGATGCGTTGGCCCGGTATGGAACCTTGGCTTCGTCCAACTTAGCCTTCAGGTCGGCGACTTCCTTCGCGTCCGGGTCGTCCAGGCGAGCCTTGGCGGCCTGGTGGAGAAGGTCGTCCACCTGCAGTTGCAGAGCCTTCACCTTTTCAGCTTCGCCATCACGCTCACGGATGAGGCTTTCCACGCCGGCGTTTACCGCTTCGAACGCCTGAAACAGGCGATCAGCGATCGGGCCAAGATCGCCTTCGGGGCGCACCAGCGCCTGATCAGCGAATGACTCGACGATCAGACCGACAGATTCGAGTTCGGCACGGAAGACATCGATATTGACGCTGGAGTTGCCACCATCGATCAGCAGCACCTTCGGCACTTCCTTGACCGTCACGTCAGGCACATCGTCGGCAGCATCTTCGCGGCTTTCGGTAGCGCTCGCGTCGATGATGCGCAAGCCATGATCCTTGGCCAGTGCCTTGACGTCTTCTTGGTACTGATGGAATGGACCAGGCAGATACCAGATGTTCTTGTTGCTCATGATCATGTCCTCGCCAAGCCGAGCACTGGGCCCGACTCAGCTGTCAGGGTTACTTGGAGGCATCACCGATCAGAGCCACACCGGCGGTGTGCTTGATGCTGGTGGCAGTCTTGTCCCAGTTGGTACCGGTCGCCAGTTCGGCGTCGGTAGGCGACTTGCCGCCGGTGGTGGTGTCCCAGGTGTAGCCCTTCAGGCCCAGGCCGAAGGTGTAGTCGGTCTGGAGCGTGGTTTCGATACGCTCCTTGCCGTTAGTGGTCTGGACGTTGCTGATGATGTCGCGGCCGTCGTGGACCAGCGCAGCGCCTTGCACCAGGGACAGGATGATTTCCTTGTTCGGGGTGCCGGCCTGCATCAGCGCCGGGGCATCCGTCACAACGGAGATCTTGCCGAGGATGTCCACCACGCGGACGTTGCCCGCTTGGAACAGCTGCTGCTGGTTCGCCAGATTTTGACCTACCAGCTTGTGGTAGCTGGTGCCCTGCATCACCTGGGTTACCAGGTTCTGGCTTGCGTCGCCGAACTTCGCGTGGGCGTTGTTCAGACCTGCGTAGGTGATGCCAGTGGTAGCCGACACATCGTTGACGGCGGCAGCCTGTGCGGTGATAGCAGCAACCAGGGCGGCGATCGCGGTGTTCAGCTGGTCCTTCAGCAGGATTTCAGCGAATGCGCGGCTGGCGACTTCGATGCCTTGCGCAGTTGGACGCTCCAGCCAGGTCATCTGCGACGGCTCGTAGCGGATCGGACCGAAGCCGCCGGCGACTTTCACCGAGGTGTTCTTCAGCTCGGTCAGGTCGGTGGCAGCGACAGCGGCGTTTGCGCTGTAGCGATCCACGCGGCGCTGGGCGGCGGCCAGGGTCTGGAAGAACGACTCTTGGAGGAAGTCACCAGTGAAGCCATCCGGAGACAGCACGATTGCGCCACGGCTGGCGGCGTTGAACGCGGAAAGATACTGATCCAGCGTCTCGAGAGTCGCCGGCATGATGTATTCGTTGAAAACCTGCATTTGCGACAGGGACATGAGTTATTCCTTACGATTGTGGTAGATCCGGGAACCGGCTCGCGATCGCGGCCTGTCGTTCCTCTTTGGTGCCGCCGATTTTTCCTTTTGCGGCCCCGCCGCCACCTCCAGCACCAGCAGCCCCGCCGCCAGATGCCTTGCTACCCGCGATCAACGGCGCGAAGGCCGTGTCGTTTGCGAATTCTGCTTTCAGCTCATCCAGCGTTGCCGCCGAGAGCTTGCCCTGCTGGTCGAGGACGACCACGACAGGCTTCCCATCGCGCTGCTCGACGCTCAGACGGCGTTCGATGTGCGGCAACAGGGCTTTGGCGCTGCCTGGGATTGCCAGGGCAGACGCGATGTCAGTAGCGGTACGGCCGACGGTCAGATCCCGGATCTGAGTGCTCAGCGTTCCACGCTCCTGTTCCAGCATGCCGTTCAGCTCAGCTTCGCGGCGGTTGTACTTTTCAGACCAGGACTTTTCGAGTTCCTCGACGTTGCCGGACTTGCGAGCGGCCTCTTCACGCTCCAGTCGGGCCTGCTCTTCCGCATCCTTGCGAGCCTTCTCGGCGGCTTTCTTTTCTCCGAGCAGCTCTTCCACCTTCGACTTCAGGCCGGATACATCTTCTGGTTGCGGCAGGCCTTCGATACCGAGGACAAACTTGCCGTCCTTCTCGGTGTAAAGAGCGCGCACGGCTTCATCTACCCCTTCCAGGGTATCCAGTTGGAATTTCAGCATTGGTTGTCTCCCAGAGACGTAGGTGCAGGCCCTGCCTGCGGATGTGAAAACCCGATATCCGGGATAAATCCAGATTGGATTTTTCATTTATTTCATTTAATATTTCGTTTATTACACGAAACGAGAACGCAACATGAACAAAAAACATCAAATAATCAGTGATCAAGAGGGCAAACCACTGTTTGCTCTGATCCCATACGAGGAATACGTAATGCTTCAAAAAAACATAACGGAGCGGAGTGCAGCTCCCACAAAAACCACTCTCCTGTCGGATGACGGGCTGCGCATTTCATTGCCCCACGCACCGGGCGAGCATATTGATCTCGTCCGGCTGGTCGACTATTGCGTCCGGACAAGCCAGGTGAGCATGGGCGCGGACGACGATCTCGACGAGGTGCGGAAAGAGTACGGCGAAAGCTTTCCAGTAAATATGCGCGCGCAGGCACTAGCCAACTTCGACGCTCGGCAGATGGGGTCGCTGGACCCTCTGATTCGGGCGAAATTTCTGCCGAAGAACTCACCGTATCGCAACACCATGCAGGCAACCACAGAGGTGGTAAACGCGCTGGTGAGCACTGGGATCTTCAATCCTACAAAACGAAAGTTCGATTTTTACCGGCCCGTGAATGCTCTCGACTTCAATCTCGACGCAGCCAAAGAATTTCTTGCGGGGAAACCGCCCGTCCAAGACCCCATCAATCCGTACTTCTGGTACAAATCGTCGCTCGACAAGGGCAGCGATTGATCCCTCAAACACCTGCGCGCTCGAAAGCCAGCGGCTCAAGGGCGCGCATTTGTGCAAGGGTCAGCGGCGCAAAGTTGCGATCAAGCTGCAGCTCGCCAAAGCGCTCGACACTCAATCCACCTTCGCGAAAAAGCCTCGCCCGCATCGGCCCAATAGCCTTGTCCTGAAACGCCGCCGGCTGCTGCTTGAGCCAGTCGTAGTAGCTGAGGTCCGCCCTCACCTGCTGAGCGCCGCCGTCACCGATCGATGCCCGCGTGGCGTCCTTGGCGAACAAGGCGCTGAAGCGCGTCACAGCAACCAGCGTCGAGCGGCAGTTGATGTGGATCGGCGGCCTTGGCCCCTCGTTCAGCTTGAATCGACGCTTATCGAGCGTCCGACATTGGCTGGTTGTCTTCGAATCCAGGGTGCTGACCCACTCCACCGACTGCACGACGTCGCTGTTTTCCTTCAGCGTCTCCATACGCGCCTGGGTGGCGACGTGCTGCACCGCCGTCCGCACGATGGAGCCGGCGTTACGGCTCGTCGTGGCCAGGACGCCGTCGTTGTACTGGAGCGCCTTGCTGCCGCGAATGTTCTTAATGATCTGGAAGTTTGTTTGGCCTTCGAAGAAGCCCTGCCTGATCGCGCCTGTGAGGCGTTGCCGCTCGGTGGCGGTGAATCCATCAATGAACGACTTGAGCAGCTTCCCGCCATCCGCACCGCGCACGCTGAGCGGATTGGTGAGGATTGCTGCCCTGATTGCCGCAGCACCTGGCACCACCGCGTCAAAAGTGACACCCACCGGCGCCGCCCGGGTCAGGCTGGTCGCTTCAAACTCGGCCTCGTAATTGGCGATGTCCACCAGGTCGAGGTTCAGCTTCTCGCTGTAGCGGTCGAAGATGCCCAGCAGCAGGCTATCAACCTCGCTAAGCAGCCGCTCCAGGCGGACGACGGTGTAGTCCGTCAGATCCGCCCGCGTCAGCCGCTCACGAATCGAGCGGTCGATCTCCTTGAGAAAGGGGGCGAACTTCTTCACCTCTCCCGACTTGAGCTGCTCCAAGAACACGGCATGCCGGATGGTGGCATCAAGGATTGCTTGGTTTGCCGCCATTCGGAATTACCTCGGTGTCGTCCAGGGCTGGCCCGGTGCTTTGTGCCTCCAGCTCATCCCGGATTTCGTCGTCCGTTTTCTCTGGGTTGATAACGCCGCGATCACGCAGGTACTGCCAGAAGTCGCCTTCCGGTAGCTTGCCGCCCTGCACTGCGTTGAACAGCGCCGCCAGGATCGTGGCATCCAGAGTGATCTGGCTGAAGTCTTGGTTGAGCTTGTAGACCACCTCGCCGGTGGCGTTCACGAACTCGGCCATCCAAACCAGGCACTGGCTGTATGCCTCGCTGACGTTGCTCACCACCAGGGAGAGAACGCTGTGTTCGGCGGCGCTGTCGTTATCGGCCTGGGTTGCGGTCTTCACGGCACTACCACGTTCGATCAGACGGGCGCCGAGGGACACCATGTCCTGCTTCTTGGCGTCCATGGCCTCCTTCACCAGCGTGTTCGGCTCAGGCTGAGCAAAGCCACACGATCCGTTGGCAGGAAGTGTCAGCGGAGCCCTGGAGCCGACATAGATGCCGTTGGCTTCAAGATGGTCGCGCCAGGCTTCGTCAAGACCAGAGATCCAAAACTGCGGCTGCCCGGAAAACCACACCGAGTCCTCGTAATCCGCACTGTTGCAGTAATGGCCGATGTTCAGCACGGCCATGTCGTACAGCGGCGAGTCGTCGATGCTGGTGTCGTTGTTCTCGCTGCCGAGAAATTGAAACGGGATCACGCGCCAAGGCTGCCCGGCGCCGTTCAGCGGAGTGAAAGGCGGAGTGATCATCGAAGTTTCGCTTGAGCCCTCCTGCCAAACTTCCTGGGTATAGACGCCAGCCTCATCCAGGCGCAGCACGCGGTATTGGGTAACCTTTTCGCTGCCGAAGCCATCATCGGTATCGACGTCTACAGATTCTTGCAGCACCACCAAGCTCAGCAGGTGCTGACCACCGACCTTGCGGGTCTTCCAGTTCCTGATTGATTCGGCCGGATAGCTCGCAACGTTCGCACGAGCGCGCCCAGCCTGCTCATCTGCCTTGCTCACTGTGCCGGCCTGCACCGCAGCGTAATCCACCAGCAAACCGTGCCGACCGACTTCGAGCAGATGCCCGATGACCGACTGCGACTGCTGATAAACGCTCACACCCTGCCCGTCGACGTCCGTGGCCACGTAATCAAGCTCACCAGGGACAGTCAAGGTTGGCCAGGTACGGAAGACGGCGCCCACCAGGCTGTGCTTTGTGCGCCCGGTAGCGTTGTAGAACACGGCCCGCTGCTTGTACGACTTGTACCGCTCAAGGTTCTCAGGGCTGGTGTCGTGCTTGTTGGGCCTGGGCAAGTAAACATCGCCGCGCCCCTTTACCGTCTCGGAGCCCTTGCACACGTCTCGCACCAGCCGCCAACGGGACTGTGCCGCGTCGTATTCCGGGCGGGTGTATGTGACGTCATGCGACATTTGATTCTCCGACATGAGACCAGCCAATGCCGCGCCGGATCCGACATACCAAACTCTTTGTGACACCAAGCTGGCGAGCCAACGCAGCACCAGTTTCTTTGCTGGATCGGATCAGGCGAACATCCAGCTCATCAAGCTTCGATTGGCCATGCGCAGAGCCGACTACCTTCCGCGCTCTACCTTTCTCTTCCATGTCGAGCACGTTGTCCGCGACTTCGCCCGCCCGCAAGTGATCAGGATTGACGCAGCCAGGGTTGTCGCACTCATGCAGCACAACGCATCCATCAGGTATTGGCCCTTTGGTCATCAAATAACTGAGGCGATGGGCGCCGTGCTTGATGCCCCTACAAGTGATCGCTCCATAGCCATCGGGATTGCAGTAGCCGGTGAACTCCAGGCATCCGCTTTCGCTCAGGCGCATGCGATCCGCGAACATGGCTTCCCAGTTCATTTCTCGTTGTTTTGCCATTAGCGTGCGAATCCCATTTTGATTGATTTGACCGGCTTCTTTGCGCTCTTAGCGACAGCGAAGTATCGGAATGCATCGGAGCCGTGAGACGTCCAGTCATGCAGCGGCTTGTCTTTCCAGCAGCCCTTCTTGTCGTCCCACTCCTTGCGATAGTTCTCAAGGCAGGTAATGCCCTCTTCGCACTTCGATTCGTCGAAGGCGCACTTGGACAGAATTTCGCGGGCCTGCTCGATGCCGTCGTCCACCCCGATTTTCGGGACGACCTGGAACGTCATCCGATAAACCTGTCCGTCGATTTCGTAACCCTCTCGGGCGATGTCCTTGCGCGTCTTCGCATCACTGCCGAACTCACGGTTCTCGATATCATGCGGCCCCCAGTGCTCGGAGTAGGTGTAACCCTTGTCCTTGAGCACCTTCATGTAATGCCGCAGGCCTTCGCCTGAGTTCTCGTAGTAATCGATGACGTGGTACTGCTCGCCCACCTGGCGCACAAACCAGATGGCGGTGGAGTCGCTCACACCGATGTCCCAAATGGTCATCACCGGCAGGTGGCTGTTGTCTGGCAGAGTGCCGATTCGCTGAGCGGCATACAGCTTGGTGAACTGTTGCGCGTAGTAGGCGCCCTCGACCGACTGCTGGAAGGCTTCGACGGGAATCGACGGGTATTCCCGCTTCATGTCATCGCCGAGTGTCTTCTCCTTGGCCGCGTACCAGGCACGCTGGCCGTCGTTGGTGACGACCCCGTGCTTTGCGTGCAGTTCGTTGAAGTAATCGGTAAGGCGCTGCGGCAGCACCACGTCGGCAGAGTCGAGGCTGTAGGCCTTGTTGTTCCACCAACTGAAGAAAAAGAACTTCCAATCCAGCAGGCCTAGCGGAACACCGGCCAATTGCTGGCGCTCCGCTGACTGGCTGTAATCGAAGAAATACCCGGCCCGGCCTTCCGCCGTCGACTCGATGGTGACGAAACAATCAGCAGCCACTGCCTCGAAAGCGCCGGTGACGATCTCCCGCGCCTTGTGCGGAAACTTGGCGCAGATCTTCCCGAACTCGGATACGTGCAGGTAGCGCAGCGTGCCGCCACGGAACGATGTGGAAACGTAAAGCGAGCCGCCCTTACTAAATACCAACTCACCGGCGGCGTCATTTCGTGCTGGGTTGGCAGCGCGCAGCTCTTTCGGCAGGTTGTCGTAGGCGTACTTCACCTTTTCCCGGAAAAGGCGCTTGGCGTCGTTCAGGGTGTGAGCGATCAAGGCGCACTTCGCAGCCTCGAACAGCGCCGCATCCAACTGGACGATACACACCAGCGTCGTGAAGCCAAGCTGACGCGCCTTCAGGATGATGTTCCGGGTATGCATCCCCTGGAAGTAATCGATCTGCTCCTGCGTCATGCGGAAGCGAACCTTCTTTCCCTGCTTGTCGGTGATGAAATAGAGATTATTCAGTCGCCAGAATCGATCCCGAAGCAGTTTCATGTGCTCGGGTTTCATATCAAGCGTCCTGTGATAGTTCGTCCATCATCTTCGAGATCTCGTCGGCGTCGTCCGTCTTCTCCTTCTCGTCCAGGCTGAATGCCTGACGCTCCAGAACCTGCAGGTTCTTCATTGCAGAGGAAAGCTGAAACAGGGTTTTGGAGTTGCTGGGCAGCGCGACAGCAGCGAGCATCGAGGCCCGGCGCATACCGTTATTGTCCTCGCCCGTCTCATCGATGATCGCGTCTTCGATCTCTTCGCGGCGCTGGATGGTGTTTAGCAAGTCATCCATCAGCAGGTTCGCAAGGTTCATCGCCTTCCGAATGTCTCGGCGATGGCTGCGAACCACCCGGGCCCCTTCTTCTGCGGCCTCTTCGATGATCTCGGCATCAAGTTCGCAGTTCGCGCCTTGGTCGTTGCGAACCTCTCCGCGAACCAGCTTGCTGCGAACCTCTTTGCGCACCTGGTCAGAAAGGTCTCTCGCCCATCCTTGAACCTTGGCTTTCTTCCGGATTGCCGTGTCGCTCACGCCTTGGCGCTCTGCAATAGTCCTGATGGAAAGCGAACCTGCCCGGTAGGCTCGTTCGATCGCCTCCCAGTCGGGTTGCTTGGTTGTCATAAATTGTCTCAAGTGACCATAAAGTCGTGGTTGAAATAGTGGCGCTTTGCCGGTATTGATGGGCCCCTAACCACCAGAGAGAGAGATCGGTACATGAATATTGTGAATCACTGCTTAACCGCATACAGCAAGGGGGACACTGCTCTTCGCAATGGAATCCCAGCTTCCGAAGAAAACGTGGTGCAGATGCTTGAAATCATAAGGACGGCTCTTCGGGAAGCGGGCGCGTCATCTCCCGAGCTTACGAGCCTCACCATGAGTAAAGAATCAGCGTTCAACAAGGACAACCCGGCGGACCTTATCGCGCTGGCGTTCGATGCACTTACCGATCAAAACCGTAACCCTGCGCTGTGGACCGAGCTTGAGGGACGGTCGATTAGGTCGGAAATACTCTCAACCATTTCGACAATGATGAGCGGCCCGAATGTACTGGCGCCTGATCAGCGCAGGGGTGTAAATACGGCGGACTATGCAGAAGCAAAAACTCAGCTGATAGCCCTTCTTTCGAAGAGATATTCGCAGTTCGGGTTATAGCTAGCCCTATGAAAGTCGCGCCACGATTTTGAATACGCCAAATTGTGGCGCGGATTACTTGCTCCGTCGATCGATACCGCCCGGCGCCTTGTCACAGTGCAGACAGTGCTCGCAGTTCAGCGCCCGGCACAGCCAGACCTTCACCCGCTGCCAGTACGTGACCATGAAGATGTGGCGCACACCGGCCAGGGCCAGGGACACATGCAGCGTCAGGCCGGCAGTGGTCGGGCCGAAGAAGATGTTCTGGCTGCGCACCGACACGACGAAACCGGTAATGGCGATCGTGGTGTAGATCAGCTTCCCAAGGATGCCGTCCCTCACCTTCCCGCTCAGTACGCACCAGGTGGCCCACAGCGCGATAAGGCCGCAGGCGATGGAGTTGATCAGTTCAAGATTCATGGTGGATTGCCTCCCCCGAACCGCTGGCGAATGAGCGCCCAGAGGTCAGCGGCTTTGATGGCTCGGTTGATTGCTGCCAGGAGCGAGCCGCCGAACGTGCCCAGCAAGAAGCCAATGCCGGCGACGATCTTCGGCTCGGTGACATTCAGGTAGGCACTGACCATGCTCGTCAGGTACAGCGAGCAGGCAACACCGGTGATCAAGAACACCATCCAGGCGCGCCAGTCGGACAAGTCGTCCTTGTGCCACCAGCTCGCAACAACGGCCCCAATCAGGCCCGCAATCAACAATTCGAACCTGTCGATCTTGTCGAGCAGGCGCTGTAGATACTCCATGCGCTCGACTCCGTGGGGCATGTTTGAAATAGGTCAGCCCCGGCGGCACTCCCTGCTCAGTGCGAAGGGTGTGGCGGGGCCGAAAACGAAAAGGCCTCGATCAATGTCGAGGCCTGAAAAGGTACACTTGAGGGGGGATAGAGACCGCCGCCCCTTCGAAGAACGAAATACTGGATGGATACAGAAAGAAAGATGAAAGGAAGCAAATTTCTCTCGGTGATGCTCGCCGGCACTCTTCTAGCAACTCAGGGATGCGCACGCCATGAGGAGCGGATATTTCATATGATTCGATGCACCATGGCAGAGAGCATTGAAAAACAAAATGACCCTTTGATAGCGAAGTCTTGGGAAATAACAGGCCTCTATATGCGAGAAAATGGCATCAAGAAAAACCCAGCAGAGCTAGCTGCAATTGCCGCAAACATAAGAGATGAAATAATGGGCCCACCCGATTCTTCATGGGATGAGCGGGACGCCAGAGTAGCGGAAATCGTCAATAGCGAGTTTTGCACGACCTATCTGAATTTACTTCATCAGAAATAAACAAAGTCTTCCCGCAGCCTGCCAAAGACAGTCCCAGCGTCGACGCCCCAGTGCATCGATCTCGCCATTCGTTCATCGCGCCACCCCGGAAGCACAGCGAGGTCAGGGTGCACGGGCTGCCGGTGTTTTCATCGTACGTCGCACTACCGGCTATCGACGTCCAGGCCTTCCGGAGGGCTGTCCTGGCTATAGGTGAAACTCAGGCAATAAAAAAGCCCCGAACGCGGCGAGGCTCTGAGATTTTATGCAATCCGGATGATCCTTCGCTTAACCTTGCCGACTCTCACACCAGGCAAGCAAAGGAAGGATCACCGGATGCCAAACGATACCCTCATAACGATCATCACTACCACCGCCGTAACGATCATCGCGACAGTCATCGCAAACCAGCTCAGCAAATCCACAGCGATAGAGCGAATAAGCCAGTTGATGGGAAACATGACCGCGAACATCGCCAAGTTCATGGCTAGATTTGGTGTGAGCGCTGGCTTCATTTTTTGGACCGCCTGGATATGGATCTCTTTCGGCCTTAGCGAGCAACCAATCAAGCGACTCGAAGTGCTCGAGTTGATTTATTTCTCTGCTCTGGGCTTCTGGTTTGTGCAGGATCTACTCCGCGACGTGGCTAAAAGCAAGCGAGGATAACAAAAGGCAAAAAACCCGACGCTTGGCCGGGTTTGTTGATGTACAAAACTTCAGTTGTCGGGGTGTTCGCTCGCCACCGAATCAGCAGCGTCCACATCCGACATGTCCTCTTCAAGAGGCGCTTCGTCGTCCGGCGGCAGTGGGACCTTATCCTCATCACGCTTCGGATCGTGCCCCGTCTCGTTGTCCGTGCCGCGCGTTACCGCCTGCTGTGAAATATTGCCCGGGGCGTTCTCATTGATTTCCATGCTAGCTCTCCGTTCTAACGCACAGAATATCCGCGCGTGAGGATGGGAGTCGGCAGATCGCAGCGAGTGCCGAACACTGGACGAACGGCACAAAACGAAAAAGCCCAGCGCTATGGCTGTGCCAAAAACAATCGAACGATGAAGGCGCTTATGCAACCTTCAGAGAAGCTAGCTAGCAAGGCTTCGCACACTCTTACAAAGCTGATCTACGCTCCAAATGTGGCATCTAGCCACCAAAAAAAGGAGCAAGCTATGCTAGGAAAAACACTTATCACAATAGGGGCGATATCTCTTTCAGGATGCAGCCTATTCCAGCCCGCCGCAAAGCCCAGCGAGATCACTCTCGTCAAAGCCATGCAAGATGTTGGGACCGGCCTGAAGGTAATGAAAATGGCTGAGGGAGATGTCAGAACAGGGCTGATCGCATCGGAGGTCACGGTCGTATTTAATATCGCGGCCAGCGACAAAAAGACAGGAAACTTAACTATCGACCTGTCTGCGCCTGTTGCGCCAGGGGCCGGAACAGCTAAAGCCGGTGGCGGCCTCGGGTCTGAGTCAGGTTCTCAACGCGGAAATACTGTAACGGTGAAGTTCGTCAACTTACTTACCATTCCGAAAGAGACGCTGGCATACAAAGGGAATCTCGCCGATCTACTTCCTTTCGTGTCCGACCAAGGCGAATCTGGAAAAACGCCTGGGGCTTCGTCTGGTACCTCGCCCAACACTCCAATTAAAGGACCTATTATCCGTCCATATAGCGGACGATTTGAGTTGAAAAGTCTTTCAGACATAGAACGCCGATCTCTTGAAGGAACGCCAGCCCCAAATCAGTGACAAAGGAAAAACCCCGGCTAAATGGCCGGGGCTCCTCTGTGGTGTCGCGCTGAAACAGCTGAACACCGTGCCATGAAAACAAGGCTATTCCGCGTGTGCAAGTATTTTCTTACGCGGCTTCGATGAATCGCTCCAAAGAGCAGTCTATCCATCCGACGCCGGTCTTGATGATCTCCCTGGCCTTGGCCTCGCTCATGTCGTACTTGTTACCTATCCGCTTGGCAGGCCACTTGGCCGCGTAATACAGCCAAACGAAGTCACCCATCTCAGGCGCACGCTTGCAAAGTCTGGCAACGGCGCCATCAACGACAATAGCCAGTTCATCCGTTATGACATAGGACCTACTTGTCGATGGAATCATATCTCTCATGATCGCCCAGGACGGCGACACATAGCTCGGCACGCCCATACCATCCATGCGCCAGAAGCCCCACTGCTCAAGCATGTACTCGGTATCACCCAAGGGGAGACGTGCTGGTTTTCTGGTATTCATGCGGCTTTCCTCGGATCTGGATCACTCAAGCCAAACAGGTCACGCAGCAACCGATCAGCAGGTTTGTTCTTTGCATTGCCCTCGATCAGCCAGCGCTGACCAAAGTCGTGGAACCCGATCTGTGCCCGGCTGCCGTGCCAACTGGCTACCATATCCAGCAGGTAAGCCAGCGCGCTCGCCCCCCCGACTTTGACCTTGGCCAGCTCCTCACCAGCGATCTTCAGAAAGCGCCGCTCTAGGTCGCTCATGCTTTTGCGCGGCAATGCCGCTGATACGTTACTCATGGTCTTTTCTCCCCTTTGCGCGGCCGGTGAACTTCAATACGCGCCCCATCTCAACCTCTTCGGTGCTTGGTGCTTTACCTCCGAAATCAACAAACCTGACGTACTTGCCCTGCTGCTGCACAAGGCACGAACCGACCTTTGCGTGCCTGACCTTGCCGACGATCAGTTCAGTTACTCCGTTCTGGCCCTCTTCGCTGTCCATATCGCGGTGCACCAGGATCACCACATCAGCGTCCTGCTCGATCTGGCCGGAGTCGCGGATGTCGCTTGGGCGTGGGCGTTTGTCCGGACGGTTGGTTGAACCGCGGTTGAGCTGGGCCAGCACGATCACCGGGATCTTGAGCTCCTTGGCCAGGTTCTTCAGGGCCGTGGATATCTTCCCAACCTCGATAGAGCGATTGGCACTACCTTCGACGCTGATCAACTGGACGTAATCGACCAGCAACACGCTGAGCCCTTCCCTGCGCTGGCATTGCCGGGCGATTGAGCGGATGCGAGGCATCGTCATGCCCGCCTGGTCGTTAACAAACAGCTTGGCTTCGTTGAGGACGCTGACCGCGCTGGTTAGCTTTGGCCAGTCATGGTCTTCAAGATCGCCACTGTCCAACTTGCTCAGATTGACGCTACCGATCGATGCAAGGCCGCGCGTGATCAATTCCTCCTTGGTCATCTCCATGGAGAACGCTAAACCGACGCCATCGAGCTTGCAGGTGACGTGCTGGGCGATTTGAAGACCGAGGATCGTCTTGCCTGAGCCGGTCAGCCCGCCGACAACGATCATGTTGCCAGGGCGTAACCCTCGCACCAGTTCATCAAGATCCTTCAGCCCGGTCGAAAGCCCTGTAGGCATCGTCTTGTTAAACTTCGAGTCGATGGTGTCGACCACACCAGGCAGGATCTCGCTCGCCCTGTAGTAATCCCGCTGTCCGTCGTCGTCCAGATCACGAAGGTCGGCGGTAGCCTGCTGGGCAAGTGCGATGATCTCCGCCAGCGGCAGGTCTTCGGTAGCTTGCTCCCGAATCACATCGCCAGCTTCGACCACTCGCCGCAAGATGGCCCGCTCTCGAACATGCTTGGCGTATGTCTTCCAGTTGGCGGTGCTGGTTATGTTATTGGCGATCTCGACTGCGAACGCCAGGGTGCTATCGCCGCTAGGCAACTTCGGCCGCCAAAGCCCAACTGTGACCGGGTCAACCGGATCACCGGTGGCGTGGCAGTCAATGATTGCCTGGTAGAGTGCGGCATTCTCCAAGTCGTGGAAATCGGAGACGCTGACCTTGCTGGTGACCTCGTCGAACAGATCCGGTTTCAGCATGATCGCGCCCAGGACGCCATGCTCGGCTTCGATGCTGAACAGTTCGCGGCTCATACGGCACCCCGCGCAGATGCCCAACGAAACACCACCACAATGCCGCTCTTGTCGCTCAGGCGGTCAACAGCCCTATCCCCCAGGCACTGGCGAAGCTCCGTCACACCCAAGTTGCTCACCACGATCGTGGGCTTGATCTTCTCGTAACGGCCATTGATCACCTCGAACAACACCTGGCGTTCGAAGTCGGTTCCGTGCTGAACTCCAACCTCATCGATGACCAGCAGGTCGGGGCAAATCAAGTCAGCGTAGACATCCGCCTCGGTGCGCCCTCGATTGCCGAAGGTGGCCTTCACGTCTCGGATGATTGAACCGGCGGTAGCGTAGAGACCGCGCAGCCCATCATGAGCGTGTTCGCGGATCACGGCCTGCAGCATGGCGGCGCCCAAGTGGGTTTTTCCTGTGCCCACGGTACCCAGCAGCATCGCGGAACGTCCGACGGCGAAGTTCTCGCTGAATGCTTCAACAAAACCACCGCAGGCTGCAAGGGCTTGAACCTGGGCAGGAGCCTCAGCAATCCAGTTGTTCAGCGTGCAGCCCATGAAGCGATCGGGAATGCCTGCGTCGAGGAGGCGCTCGTTCAGCAGCCGGTCTCGGTGGATACCTACCGCCTTCGAACGCTGGTCAAAGTCTTGTGAGTGGCGAGCGTCGAAGTGGCAACGGGGGCAACCGAACCAAACCGGATCGGCGCCGAACTGTTGCACCAGGTGATCAGCAAACTTGCCATCCACTTGGCATTCACCCGCCCGAGTTTCCAGGGTGTACTTGGGTTTTGTGGTCATGGGGTCACGCTCGCAATTCGATATGAACCGTCGGCTTGCTGCTCAAGGCCGGCGGTGTGGTCAATTTTGTTGAGACCCACGTGGTGGGACTGTTCGGTGGTCGCCAGGAGTTCGTCTTCCCAACATCGGCCGTTGAGCCAGGACGCTGGCAGCGGTATGTACCGGCCACCATCCTTGATCCAGTCGGACCTCAGACAGTGTTTTGCCAACGCGGAAAGCAGCGTTTCGCGCAGTGCAGCGTCAGGTTTGAGTTTCTTCCAGGCTGACTCGGCGCTCGGTCGTTTCTGGCGCCGCGGATACAACCGGTAGAACTGCTCAAAACCGTCTAGCGGATCCGCAGCTGCAGGTTTGATATCTCGCTTCGGTTTCAAGTCCGCCGAAGCGGGCTGATCAGTTACGGGTTGCGCCTGCCCATTTGCCTCAGCTTGAGATTCCGGTGCCGCGTCGTCCGGCGGAGCATCGCGACGATGGACATGCTCTTGATCTTGTTCTTCTCCTTTCCTATTACCCATCCCTTCCCTTCCGGGGTCGAGGCCTAGTAGAGGATTCGACGAGGACTCGTCGAGAGGTAGTCGAATGCTCGTGGAGGGCTCGCCGACAGAATCACCTCCAGGCCCCGGTTTCTGGTTGTCATCAGTGCCAGCCCCTAGAAGTGGCGGACTGGACACCACTGGGGACTCAACAAACTCCGGGTACTTGAAGGTTGGTTTATCGATCCTTTGGTGCTCCCACCCGCTGACATGCAAATACCGCTTGCCAGAGTGCTCGTAGAAGGCCAAAAGACCGTTCGACGACAGCTCGTCGAGCATTCGACGAATACTCGACGAGCTGATTTCGTCGCCGGGAAAAACCCGGGCCTTGATGGTTTTCTCCGAGTCAGGATGATTGCCGCCATCGTCACAAAAATTCCAAATACCAATGAACAGGAGGCGTGTCAGAGCCTGACACTCCATCACCTGTTCACTGCTCCAGAACTCTGGCTTGATCGTCCTAATACGCGCCATCAGATATCCAACTCCTCTGTCACGCGACGGATGAAGGCATCATAGGTTTCAGCCATCTCGAAACCTTGGCGCTCAAGCGACTCGCGGTAGGCCTTGGCGCTGCCGTAAAGCACCCAGCGCTCGCGCTCTGGAAGCGTTCGGAAGTTGCCGTAGGTTGGCCAGGGGCCGGCGATGGTGCAGGCCGTTGCAGGTTTAATTACGGGGATTCCCGTAGTTGATTCGACAGAGCCGATCATTGCAGCGTCTCCCCATGCTTGCGGCACATCCCGGCACACATGGTTTCCATTGAGCCGCCAGACAGGCGCAACACCAGCAGGCGCAGTGCTGTGGTGGAGTCAATGGAGAGCGTGCGAGCCTCGTCCAACGCCAAAGCCTGCGGTGAGTGGTCCATGATCAGGACTCGTACGCGATCGCTGTAGTTGAACGCCGCGCAAGCCAGTTGTTGGTCCGTCAGGCCGGCGAATGCCTCATCCGGTAGGCACTCCCCAGGGAACACGACGACGGGAATGCTGTTTTCTGGTCGCGGCTTCCCCTCCAACAAGTGGCGGCTCATTGCCTCAAAGTGATCCTGGGCCACTTGCCTCGCGTCGTGCCCAGTCCTACGCCTGAACAACACCATGAGTGCGTAGTAGGCTCGGTACAGGTCAAGGTGAGTGTCGTCCTCTTTCTCAATGGAGTACTCCGGCTCGTCGATGACGTCCAGCGCGTCCTTGACGACCTCGAAACACTTCAGCAACAGCGCTGCATCGGGATACTTCTCGAAGTGCGCTTCGTCGATGACGGTGACAGGTACCTCTTGGGATATTTCACTCATGGGTATGCCCTCCCGATTGCAGATTGGTGAAGTGGGATATAGGCAAACTCATCAAAGTCGGGCTCGTACTTGGCATGCTCAAGCATTGAAGCCATATGACTGAGGGGCATTGCAGCGCGATGCTGTTGCACGAAGGCAACTAAGAAGGAGCGGCCAGGCGAAGGCTCGTTCGCGCACATATCAATCAACGCCTTTATGCGCTGAGTCTGCTCGGTAAACTGCCTATGCTTTTGGTAACCCCGAGCCTCTTCTGGTGGGTTGGCTAGTGTGTGGAGTTTTGTTATTCGGCCAAGCAGATCACGACCGAGAGTCTCGAGCAGGTCACGAGCAACTCGCTCGTCTGTTAGCCCAAGGCCGAAGCCGTACACACCACGCCCGTCAAAAACCTCAACTAGGTAGAAAGGTTTTTTGTTGAAGCTAGGACTCTTAGAGTCAATGACCTGGTTCATGACCGAACCTCCGAGAGATTCGGCGCCACGCTTCCTGCCTGGCTGTTTTGTGGCGCGTAACCTTCATACGGACCGAACTGACCAAGACGAGCTAGGAACTCATGCCCAGGACGCTCAGCCGATCGGACTGACTGGATCATGTCTGTTACGCGGTCGTTCATCCGGAGGAAGTTTTCGAATCCTTTTGCCCAGCCTGCTACCCACGAAATACGAACAGGGCACGGGGCTACTTCTGGCTCGAGCATGGCCTTCAGCTCTAATGCCAGACACTCATCCAGCACGCCGGGGTAGGTTTGTTTTAATCCCGCGTCCTCATAAACAACTTGAACCTCGTAGTAGGTAAAGCCTGCCCGCTCATCAAAAGGCTGCACCGTAGGCGTGATTGACACGCTCTTGGGCACACTGACCAGCCGGGGTTTAGATTGAATGCGCTCAGTAACAGGCGACCGAACTTGTTTACTACGAATTGCATGTGCCATGATTCACACCTCTGCAGTTGTGTAGTCCTGATCACACAGGACGATTAGATGAGCCCGGTTCCCGCCGGGTTTGTTGCTTTCTGCACCGGGCAAAATTCATTCTCCGCCCGTTTTATTCCTCTGATACCTAGCCGTTCGGACAGGTAATCACGCCGCTTTGACCGACTCCTCCAGTACCAACAAGCTTTGCCGTACATGGCCGATTTCTTTCTGGATGTTCGCCTTCTCAAAAGGTGAAACCCGACCGTCCGCCAGGGCGTCATGCACCAGTCGAGATACATCTCCGTACTCAGCCGCGAGATGGATCAGCGCATCGATAAGGTTCTTACTGGCTGGCCGTGCCTGCGGGACCAAGGCATAACCCAAGGTGTTCGCTAGGAGCTCAAGCGGCTCAACGTTCTTGCTGTGCACCAGGATCTGAAGGAATTGCTCCAGGTTCAGCCGGTGCGAGTCATCGTTCGGATTGCTGCGATTGAGCAATGCGGTGTGGCTCATACCCATCAGGTGAGCCAGTTGCTTTGGACCCGCCTCCAGAACTGCTTCATGTATTGCGCGATGTACCTGTTCCATTTCGGGAAACCTCTTCGTGGTTGTCGTGGCGGAACGTTCAGCTCAGGGCGAAGATATGCGCCCTCGATCAGGGGTTCTTTTAAACAGGTTTAAAGATCTGGCTCTTGGACTGAATTACGCAGATAGGCCCAGTCGACATCGGGCCGGAGCTCTTCACAGGTCACCGCCCTGCTCGACTCCCGTTCAAGGTTGATGGCGAGGCCTGGGCCTGCCCGTCGAAAGCCGTGGGCGATCTGCTTGAGGTTTCCGGCACTGGTGCCGCTGCGTTTGGCCAACGACTCCACCGAAGGTGTGTCGAGAGACCGGATCAGTTCGAGTAGCGTCATGTTTACCTCCGAAAGAAGCCCAGATTACATTTTGCTAATCTCAACAGCAATAGCATTTTATAATTTACTGTTTGCTAACGCAGGGACACTATTCGCCTATGGATATCAAAACTCTTAGGGTCGACGCGCTGCGGCGCGTCATCGGCCCACTCAGCCAGAAAGACTTCGCCGATCAACACGATCTGGACGCGTCGTATTTGTCCCAGATCCTCAATGGGCATCGCTCCCTGGGCGAGAAAGCAGCGCTCAACCTCGAGCAGAAAATCGGGCTCACGCCTGGTGTCCTGGTCAACCCTAACGGGCAAGGGCCGGCGATGATCGAGGGTGAGTACACACGGCAGGATGTGGTGCGAGAGGCCGCGTCGGCCTACCAAGCCCTTCAGGACAAAGCTACGCCGCGAGCAGTTGCCGTTATCGAAAAGCTCGCCAGGGCCGCGGCAAAGGGAAGGCTCAAGGAGTCGGACCTGATATTGCTCGAAGGCATTGCCGCTCTGCTTGAGAAGGCCAACGCTGAAAAGCCTTGAACCAGATGCAGAAAGCCCGGTGCTGGACCGGGCTCTCTTCATTTCTATGCCAACAGGTCAGCGTCCCTCTCCCTCCACAGCGCCTCCAGCTTGGTCAGTCCCTTGCCAGTGATCAGCGTCGAGCACGTCGGGATAGTGCCCTGAATGGGATGCTCAAAGGTACCTAGCTTCACATCAAGCAGGCCGGCCTCGATCTTTGCCTGATACGGCTCGTTCGACCGAGTGATCCACCCCTTCTGCCGCATGAACTGTAGCAACCTGGTACGGCCGGTACCGATGAGCTTCGCAGCCTGGGCGGCGTTGTAGGTCTTGTGCGACACCACAACCATGTCGTGAAAGGCCACCTTCGGCGCGTCCTGCTCCACTTTCACTTCTAACTCGTGATTCTCTTTGGTCAGCTCGGTGTTGTCAGCTTCTAGGGCAACTACCTTGCGGACGTTGTCGGTAAGCAGGGCCAGCAGAACCTTGGGATCGTTCAGGCTCGCAATATCGAATGCGGGCTTTGCTGACATCTCTTCCAGTTCCTGCCAGCGATCCACCAGCCGGGCTGTGAACTCAGGGCTGAGTTGGGCAACGATGACGTAACTGTCGCGCTTGCTCACGTAATAGACCGATTCGGTGCGCGGACGCCCCAGTGCGTCATTGGACTGTTCATCCCCCATTGGGGGGCGGACGATAACGTTACGTTCAGCCAGCCTTTCAATCGACTGCTTCACCTTGTCGTGACGGGAGCCCACCAGTTCTGCAATTTCGCGAGATGACATCCGCGCCACGTTTTGCGATTGCAGAAAACGTGGAGCATCGACAGAAAGCTGCTCAGATTGGATGAAGAAAGTATTCATCGTGCTTTCTCCAGGCCTTCGGTGACGGAGTCGATAGCAGCCTTAGCAGACTCGACCGCCATGTGTAGCAACCATGCTTGGCTTGGCGTGACAATGAGCCCTGCCATTCCCGCGTCTTCCAGCGCCGATCTCACGCTATGAAGAATGAAAGATGCCTGATTCAAAGCATCGACAGCAGGAACGCCTGGACAAACGCTGTACAAATCTTGTCGCTCAACGTTGCAGCGCACGAATGAAAGCGGCACGGTCACCGGCGCTTTAACAGCGCCAGCATTGAGTTTTTCGTTTACTTCGGTATGCTTCGTCATGTGAATGTCCTCAGAAATGTTCACTGCTTCATAGGCCTCAAGCGTTGGCGCGCTTGGGGCTTTTTCATGCCTGTTGTTTTTCATGAACAAGCTCCTGCTCCATCATTTTCCGTAAGCGGAAAACTACCTCCCCGTTCGCTGTCCTTCCGTTCTCCTCTGACTTCGTGCTCAGCCAATCCCTCAGTTGAAGTGGCAAACGAATCACCAGCGGAACTTTTTCTTGCCTCATCCTTAACCTCCATCGCTACGAACGTGATCACTTATGATCATTTGATACCACTTGATATCACATGTCAATACTGATCATTGGGGATCATTTGTTGTCTGATATAGTGATATGAAACCCAGTAATTAAGAGGCTTAGAGGGCTCATGACCGATACCAGATCTTTTGCTGAACGCCTCCTATGGGCACGCTCCGAAGCAGGTCTGACGCAAAAAGATCTTTCCGAACAAAGCGGCATCAGCCAACCTCAAATCGTCCGATATGAAGCTGGTCGGTCCAAACCCCGCCTGGGTGGCGCCCTCAAACTGGCCCGGGTGCTGAAAATGGACGCCTACGATCTGATGCCGGAACTGAGAAAGACCACTAAGGAAATCGAGATTCAGCTCAGCGCCGAAGAAGCCGAGCAGTTCGATACGGAGGCGGCAAAACTTGGCATTTCGACTGAAGAACTGATGCGAAAACTGACGATCATTGGGCTCCGGATGAAACTTAAGGATCCTGAAACCCGGCGCATGATGGAGGAGGAATTTCCAGGCATGGTCGAGCGTTTTGATGCACTGCCAAACCCAGATGATGATGGAGATCTTGAGATCGATGATTAGCCCTATGCCCGACGTGCCATTTTTTACACCTGTGCGAACTTTTCTGTTCAATCCGCTATACATACCATCGAGCCCCTCACGAAGAGATTGCGGTTACGATGGTTTCCAATTATTCACACAAAATCAGTAATTGAAAGTCACTGAAAAGGGCTATCTTTTTTCCGGAAAAGAAAGAGCAAAAAAAGCTTCCGGATTACCCAACCGCACCGACTCGCCCTTCATGAGCAGCAACCGCTAGCAATATATCGAGGGTGGTTCTATCTGAGTACTTACCACGACCAATCATCTCCATCGCAATTGGAGCAGTTGTTTTCCTAATTGTCTCCTCCCCTCCGTCTCCAGATGGAAAGAGCAAGTTTGCCATTAGCCTATTAGGAATACTCTTGCCTGATATCTCAGCCCAAGATGTCAAGTCTATGTAAGGCAACACTCCAAGCCTTACCCACGAGGCGAAATCTGGCTTCCTATATTGTTTTGGTGACTCTAAGCAAAAGTCAGCTCTCGTCCTTGCCAGCCACGTTTTAAAAGCTTCGACCAAAACTGCATCCGGCATCGTTAAGTCGACGTCGGCTATTGCATGTAACGATGTACTTCTTTGTGACATATATAGTGGCAGATCTATAAACTCCATAACTTGATAAGCAAGATTTAGATCCGTGCTACCCGTACCAAAATCAAAACTACTGATATTTTCCCACCACTCATTCGCTTTCTCTTTTGAGTCTTCCTTGATTTTAGTTTCTTGCTGCAAGTACTGCCGATATGTCAATGAATGAATAGGGTTTGCATAGTCTGATTGAACGCGGCCATTAGCCGCATCATGCCCACACATAGAAGATAAAACGCTGGACTCCGCCAAAGAAACATTTACCTTCTCCCATATTTCGAACGCGGCCCTATATGCTAAATCCTCAACAGCGATCGACTTTTTTTTATTCGCTCGGTAACCAAGCATAAGGAACAGCTGTTTCCTAGCAAATAATTGTTCATACCAACCCGCGCTATCAAGCTCCTCTAAAAATTTATAGTTACTTAAATAAAACCAATCGGGAATATCTGACACCTTGCGTATAGCATTACTCAGCCTTGCCACTGATGCCTCCAATGCAGTCACTAGGGGTATATAGAGTCTATCCAGCCCGTTAGCAAAATGTAATAGCCTGGCGGCGCATCCGGGGAGCACACCCGGAGCCACCAGATCGGCAGGCGTTGAGACCGACATCAGGGGTTGATAGAGTCAGCGCCCCACCACCTGAATCATGGAAAGATGATGACCACACTGCACTGGATGTTGCCGCTGATCGTTGCTGGACTGAGTCAGAGCGCATGGGGATACGGAGAGATTGATAACCTAGCGGGATCAACAGTCCTAGCGTCTGGCGGGCTTGAGCACGTCACCTGCCCCATTGGCGGCAATTACGACTGCATGACCTGGCCTCAAGACCTGTACAAGCTCAAACTGCAGAACGTTTGCTTCACCGCCCGAATCATGATGTGCGGTTATTCTTGCGAAGGCTTTATTGCAGAAAAAGCCAACATCCAAACACTTTACGTGATTGGCAGTACTGGCCTCGACAGCTCGGCGATCAAGCTCTACAAATGCCCGAGCCTGTTCTGAGCATGCGCCATGCGCCATGCGCTTGCCACCATCACCTAAAAAGACCAGAATAAAGACCTATATAGGAGTCTTATCCATGCAAAATATTCTGGCTGATGTGGCCGTCAGCGTTTCAGAGCTCAAGAAGAACCCGTCCTCTGTCTTGAGCGGCGCCAACGGCCTGCCCGTGGCTGTGCTGAACCACAACCGAGTTATGGGCTACATGGTTCCGGCAAATGTCTACGAAGCGATGGTCGAGCGCCTGGACGAGCTGGAACTGGTTCAGCTAGTCAAAGCACGGCTCGACGCCAACGAAACACCTGTTCGAGTATCGCTCGACGATCTCATTGGCGAGGCCGAGGCAGATATAGCCAATGGGCGTTGAGTACGAGGTCGAGTGGGATCCGAAGGCACTGAAGGAGTTGCGTAAACTCGACGGAACAATACGCCTCCAGTTTCTGAAAAAGCTCCAGGAGCGGCAGTCCGGCCCGCGAGTGCCAGGCGATGCGCTTCATGGCATGAAGGACTGCTACAAGATCAAATTGCGCGGCGCCGGCTACCGACTTGTGTACCGCGTTGAGGATGAGCGAATTGTCATCCTGGTGCTGGCAGTCGGCAAACGCGAGCGAAGCTCTGTGTATGAGCAGGCGGGGAAGCGGTAGGCAGAGACAAGAAACCCGGCGCGAGGCCGGGCCGAGCTCTATACAGCGAAAAAGCCTATTACTTGAGAAGCGGCTGATTTGCGTACGAAGAAATGGCTAATTGAGCTACAGATATCGGTAGAGACTTGGCTTTGACCTTAGTTGTCAGGTACGCCTCAAACTTGCCAGCGCCTATGTATACCTCACGGAACCACCTCCGAAACTCCCCCAGGGCGGACTCTGGATAGCAGTTTGACTCTTGAGGGTTCGACAGGGCTTGCGGGAAATAATCTGGGTAGTTGTGTTCGTATTTGATTCGTGGGCTGTAAACGTTTTCTAACTCAGCGGCCTTCCAATGCTTTGCCCAATGTATTCCCACGCTACCGTCAGGAACAAAGGTGCTATCAATATGAATGCCGCTCTGCCCAAGATGGACGACCATATCAGCGATTTCTTTGAACACCCCAAAGTAACCCGCTGGCACCGCGTTGTAGACCAAAGACATCCTATCGTGGAACTGCTTCCACTGAGTAGGAACGTGGTTCTCTGGATCGTATCCGACCTGCGTGTAAATGAAGTCTCGAAGAGCTTTACCAGCAAGAAGCCTGAAGTTCATCAGTGCTTCGTCTTTACGATTTATTCCTGCTTCAAATGCGTAATATTCTAAGATCGCCAGGCAGACGCCATCTGGGTACGCATGTGACATCGTGCCTTTGTCAACAACCGTTGTGTAAGGCTCCTCATAGGTCAGCCCATGAGTTTGAAGCAACGAGTGAATTTTGGTAATTGCCGGCCTATTCGATGCCCAGTCGTTTGCAATATCCAAGATTGACGTGTGCTGAATGCCACATAATCGGGCCAGACCGCGCGCAGTTAGAAAAGGCGTACCATCCGAAAGTACGCCCATACCAATACCATCGATCTCAATCTGAGCATCAATTGCTAAAGGCATCTGTGATTTAGGGCTGGTGGGCAAATTAGCCATTTTTCTCATATCCATCTGATTTAAAACGGTTTTATGTGGTGTGCATGTGCGCTTTATATAGTGTCCAAGCGTTTCCTGCTTGTCGATGCTAAGTACTCGCTAGTCGAACGAACCTTCCCGCATTCACCTCATCCGCATGGCCCGCCAGCCTGTCCTCGACATCCTGGTAGCTCGCTGCAATCCTCTGCAACTCCTTGGCCTAATCTTCCTGAGCAGCCTCAGATAGCCGCACAACTGCCCACACCAGATCGATGCCCAACCACTTACGCAGGGCCGCAGCCTCTTTCAGATCGCGGCGCAATTGCGCTGGCTTCGCGAGGTGCTTGCCAGCTTCCTACAAGGCAACGCTGAATCAGGGCTTAGATCAGTGACAATGCCGTGTACCTGCCTTCTTATCGTTGTGACACCCCTGCTTGTCGGTACGACCGCCGTGAGCGATTGCAGATACAGAGGTGACAGCAAGAACTGTCGCGAGTACGAGGGTGATAATTTTCATAGTTCACTTCCTGTGATTGTTATTTTGTGTCTTGTCAATCTGAGAGGTCGTATGTCCTACGCTCCTCCGCCGCGGCTGATTACCCAAGCGCGACTGGTGCGCAAAATTTAGCACCATTACTTCGCCACTACGAGCCACCCAAGGCGGGTTTTATTTCGGCATGTAAATTAGCAAACCGAAATCAGCAAAAATAATTTGCTAATTTATTTAGCTATTGCTAATTTACAGCCACTCCTTCGCCACCTCATGGCGAAACAAGAGCACCTCAATTTTTTGCGAAAGCCAACAACGCGGCGGGCCCTTGCTCGCCCTGGAGAAAGTGAATGCCACGTAAGCCCATCACACCGTTTCAGCTATTCAAAGTGATGATCTCCATCCTGCTCTAAATCACCGCCTCTGGCGCCTGGCTGCTTTTTGCCGCCCGCGACCTGATCAGCAGCTCCTCGGATTTCGACGTGACGGCGGCTTTCTTCGGTACCGCAGTCTGGCTCATTGCGAGTGCCTGCTTATTCCTCCTCATCACCACGCCGAAATCAGGCGATTAACCCATTCATTCAGCTCCCAATATTTTGGGAGTTCGCCAGGAGATCATCATGAGCATCAACCAATACGATTCCCGCACCGCTGACAAGTTTGTGGTGCGACTGCCTGACGGCCTGCGCGCTGACATTGAAGCGGCTGCGAACGCCGCGGACCGCAGCATGAACAGCGTGTTCGTCCAAGCCGTACGCCAGTATCTGGACGGACAGAACCGCCAAACCTTGCTGCTGGATGCGCTGGCCAATGCCGTCGCCCCTCTCCCGCCTGCTGTGAGTTCGGACCTATGAGCCGCCGCAACGGACAACTGGGCGAGCGCCTGATCCAGCTGTTCAACGCCCTGCAGCGCCGGGATACCACCTTCGGCCAGATCTACGCAATGTCGGCATCCTGTGGCATCGATGCTCGCCGGGTGCTGGCAGACCACTTTCAGCGTGGTGCGCCCCATGGCTAAGACAGTACTTCGGGTGCGCCTTGATGGCGTCGCGTTCTACATGAATACCGAGACCTCTTCACCTGGGACCGGACACAGGAACAGGTATCGCTTGTTCAAGACAGAAAACTACGGGCGCGACAAATCCGGCTGGATTCAGGTTGGCTCGACGGCTGGCCAGGAGTTGTTGGCAATAGAAGATGACAGCGCCTTGCTAAAGGCGTGTGAAAAGCTGTTCGCCAGCAAGAAGCCCCACCGATACGACCTGCATGGCGCGATACGTGGCAAACCTGGCAAGTGGGAGGGCGAAGCCTTTCCTGTCAGGAAGTCAGTGCAAACAACTTCCTCCATCGAACAGTGATGATTCCATGGCCAAGTCAACTGCGTTACCAACCAAAGAGACCGCGCCGCGCTTCATCCGGGCGAAACACGCACCTACTTACCTCGGCATGTGTCGAGCAGTTTTCGACGAAACCGTCCGCCCCCACGTCCGCGAATTTCCCATTGGAAAACAGGGCGTTGCCTTCGACCGCCACGAGCTGGACGAATGGGCAGACGCCTACATCGAACGCATGGCAATTGAAAAGCAGGCCGATCAGGACAACAATCCGCCCCGCAGTGGGCGCCAAGGAGCAAAACAATGGCGCGAAAAACAATGTCGGGCCTCTACCAGAGGAACGGGATTTGGCACATCGACAAAGTCGTCAGAGGTAGCCGACTTCAAGAAAGCACTGGAGCAAGCGAGAGGGAGGAAGCCGAGCAGTATTTGATTCATCGGCTTGAGAAGCTGCGGCAGGAAAAGATTTACGGCGTGCGCCAGGTCCGCACCTGGCGCGAAGCTGCCACCCGGTTCTTGATCGAGTTCAAAGACCAGGCATCGATTGGCCTTTCCGCTTCCCACATCGAACAGCTCGACCCGTACATCGGCGATCTGCCGATAACGCACATCGATGATGGGAGCCTGGCTACGTTCATTCGCGAACGGCAGCGGCCGAACAAGACGGACAAAGGGAAGGTGAAGCCAGGCGTATCGAACAGGACGGTCAACATCGCCCTGCAGCGAGTCGTCAGGATCTTGAACCTGTGCCACCGAAAGTGGCGCGATGCTGAAAAGCGGCCGTGGCTGGAGAGCGTGCCGATGATATCGATGCTTGAGGAAAAGAAGTCGAGCCGCAAACCCTACCCGATGTCCTGGGAAGAGCAGGCCCTCTTGTTCCCTGAGCTGCCCGACCACCTGTTGAGGATGGCCCTCTATAAGGTGAACACGGGTTGCCGGGAGCAGGAAGTGTGCAAGTTGCGGTGGGATTGGGAAATACGGGTGCCGGACCTGAACACCAGCGTGTTTCTGATACCTGCCGGATTCGGCGGGCGGAGTGAAAAAGCAGGGGTGAAGAACGGCGATGAACGCCTGGTGATCTTGAACAACGTGGCGATGTCCATCATCGATGGACAGCGCGGCCTACACAAGGAGTTGGTGTTCCCGTACGGGCAGCCAGATCAGTTCGGGCCAACGGCAATGCATCGAATGAATGATTCAGCCTGGAAGAAAGCCAGGGTGCGCGCAGCAGACAAGTGGGAGAAGGTCCACCATGCGCCAGCACACCCCGGATTCAGGTCGATCAGGATTCACGACTTGAAGCACACCTTTGGCAGAAGGCTACGTGCAGCGAGCGTGACGGAGGAAGATCGGAAAGCGTTGTTGGGGCATAAGAACGGCAGCATTACGAGCCACTATTCTACCCCGGAGTTGCAGCACTTGATTGAGGCTGCGAACAAAGTGTCGGCTACTGACTCTCGCGGGCCAGCGCTGACCATCTTGAGGAGGAAACTGGGATGA